AAAAACAAAACAACACATTAAAGCATATTAAAGATAAACCTAGTTCATCCTTAATACGCAATGGCACTCTCATATCGAAGTCCCTTAGAAGATGCGTTGACTTCTTTCACTTCTACTGAGCAAAGCACGATTGCGGTGACTGCAATTAATCGCTACAGAGAGCTGGAAACTGAAAATTTCAACTTATTCAATTATGCACTTAGCCCAACATCTAAGGAAAAATTGAGTAGATGTGGGATTTACCTCAGTCCTTTCTCTGCGATGCCCCACTCTCACCCAACTTGCAAAACTCTCGAGAATTATCTGTTGTACAAAGTGTTACCAAGTTACTTAGATCCATCTTTTTTCTTTGTAGGCATTAAAAAACAGAAATTAGAGTTCCTTAAAAAGAGGGACCCTAAATTGAATTTAATCAGCTGTATAAATAGATTTGTAACAAGTAAAGATAAATTAAGGTATGGTAGTGAATTTGTCATATATGATGGCATTAGAGGCAATTCAGACCCCAATGCACGCTGTAGTTATTCACAGACCACCGCAACCCTCATACCCGAAGTCATCAAGGGGAAAGCCCGATCATTATTCTTGCATGATGAGTTACACTATTGGAAGGTTGGAGATTTAATTGACTTCCTCACTGCAACGAAACCTAAGGTACTACTTGGGACTCTTGTCCATCCACCCGAGTTATTGATCGGGGCAAAGCAGTCTCTGAACCGGTGGTGCTATGAATTTGACATCCATGAAGATGAACTGCTTTTCTACCCTGATGGAGTTCGTGAGGAAGGCTACAATCAACCATTGAACGGAGGGTACCTACTAAAAACCAGTCGCATACACCTCGATGATGGATCAATTTATTGCGTTGATATTCTGTGCAGCAAGTTTGCACACCACCTTGTCGCAATTACGCCTGGAAATTCCGCCACGCCAAAGAAGCGTTGCTTTAGCAATTTCGAAGCAACCTCCTCCAGAGGCATGGCCCTACATTATGTCGATGGCCTTTGCGCCCTGCCAATTGATCCTTCCGTGATATCAAAGGTTTATCGCTATCTTAGAACCCTTCAAAAACCAGATGTTCAATCAGCAATGGCCAAACTTAGCCAAATTGTACCTGAACCGACAGGGTTCGAGATTAAATTTATACAGGAATTCAGCAAGTTTGTGATTGAAACGTCGAACCACAAGAGTCTAATAAACGTGGAATTAATCAAGACTCTTAAGTTGACTGGGTTTTCTTTGCTGCCTGACTTCCTAACAAAGCACGTTGGGATAGTGAAGGAGGCTTCACTTGATGAGTTCATTGGCAATCTATGCGAATTAAGTTTCATGGTCGAGCTTTCTGAGTTGAGACGTGATACCATCCTGATTGGCGCGCTAAAAGGGATCTTAGGCTTTGATGACGCCTCCAGAGCTCCACCTGCTGTGCCTTGCAAACTCAATTATGGTATCCTACACAAGAGGGAATCCATGCCCTACTCTTACGCGCCTGATCGTACTAGGGGATGTGCTTATCTTCTGGAAATCCCAGATTGCAGAGTGCTTGGGGTTATGAATACTATTGCTCGGGGCTGCACACTCAGAGATGGAGGTAGTATTGACTTTCCTACCGTTAGATTGAAGGTTGTGACTGCATCCAAAAGCAGTTTTTTTAGTGGCTTCCTTAGTAATTTCCTTGAAGGGGACTACCTGATCAGGACGATCAAGCGCGCTGAGGCACACATTGTAAGGTTGAGGACCTTTTACTTCTTTGAGGTGAGTCCGTTCACTTGGTTCTGCGGGGATAGAGATACGCGCTGCAGTACCAAATACATTGAAGGCCCCATAGCAAAGCATTTGATGAGAGTACCCTGGGGAGCTTGCGTTGAAGAGATTAAAAAGAAGGAGGCACAGTTGTACATCAAGGGCACGTTAAAGCTCAAACACGCTTTTCTAAATGGGGAGGTCTCGGGCCCGCGTGGTCACGCTGATAATACATGCTTGTCTGATGCCAACACCACGGCCAAGGAGGACTTAGCAAAAACGGGTCAGCATGCATTTGATCCGATTGGATGCATCACATCCTCCTTAATGCAAGGAGAGGAATGCAACGAACCTCTGGCTGTAGAACCTTCAACCCGAGGGCAAACTGATGAGGAATTGGAAGATATGCTGAGTTTGAAATGCAGCTGCGGCATTTCACTGGCACAAGTGGCCGCTATTGATTTCACATACCCAAATGTCAATTACACTGAACAACTTCGCGGGCGCGTTGCTGCATGGTTTTCCAAAACTTACAGTGAGTACACATACAGCGGGGGCAAGCACTCTTCTCAGCCCTGGAATTCAATCTTTGATGACATAATCCGCAAAACTGGCTGCGGCGCACTAGGCTTCAACTCTGTGCTCGTGCAGAAATACAGTGCTGGCGCAAGCATAGGTTTCCACAACGATAACGAATCACTATTCAAGCGTGGTGCTCCCGTGCTTACCGTTGTCGAGTGTGGGAATTGCCTATTCTCCGTGAGAAATGCGCACGGGCGCCGCTGCGGCGGCTCTTGCGTTCTGAGTGGGCCGAGCTATATGCTAATGCCATCTGGCTTTCAAGATAGCCATTTGCACTCCATTGAGATGTGCACTGAAGGGAGGGTGAGCTATACTTTTAGGGTTCTTGAGAAGATGGAAGATGATGAGGAGGAACTAGCACCAAATGATTCCACTTCAAGCACGACACCGACCGGCTCAGATTTCTCTGAAGATGGGTTTGATCTTGATGAAGGTAGAGTGAGCGTCACTTCAGGGACTAGTGGTTACGATTATAGCTTCGGTCAGAGCACCATCGCTTCCAACGACCTGATTGAGTGTGCAAGCCATTATTTAGGGGTTTCTAATGAGCACTTGAGAGATTCCTATGGCAAGTGCGGAGATTTAATCATTTTTGATGCTCTGCCCGAGTGGGCGGATTCTACTTGCATCAACTTTGCTCTTTGGCAAAATTGCTCCATAGTAGTCTTGAATTTGGATAAACAGCTCACTTTCTGCGTGGAGCCATTTGACTTTTCATACAAGTTGGTGCTTGCCGTGAAGTGCGGAAAGTATCTTATAGGCACGCCCAGGAATGGCTGCGTCATAACAGCCGTCGCGGAGGCTTTAGATCGCAGGACTATTGACGTCCAGAAAGTGCTCAACACTCGAGCAAATTGTCACTTAGCGGAGGCTCTAGACTCTGGGGAAGGGTTGGACTTTCACGTAATCGAGGATGTTTTGGCCTGCTTTGACGTAAATGCTAGAGTACTCACCCATGAGGGCGCTATCGAGATGAATCCCAGTGGAAAACTCTTGAAAACCTTTAGCATCATTGACAACCACATGAGCTATGTGCCTGAGTCAAAGACTTTTGAAACAAGGCTATTGAGGCCGCAATCAAGGCACTGCATCCCAAAAGGAGCGTTGAATTTAATGACTAATGCGGGCACAAAAATTCGTTACTGCGTGAATGTTGATAAAGCAGAGAATCTGAGTAGGTGCTTGATCGAGGGCGTAACTGGGGCAATTAGCTCAAATTTCTTTAATGGGGCCAAGGATTTACTCCCAGCTGGGCAGTGCACGGCAGCCTCTAAGGACCTGGTCGTCATTGCGGGCACTTTCGGTGCAGGGAAATCAACCCTTTTTAAAAAATTCGTAAATCTTTGTCCCGGATGCCCGATAACTTTTGTATCTCCGAGAAGAGGGTTAGCTGATGAAATTAGTGAATGCATCTTGGGGAGCCGGACAATTAGTAGGAGCAAAAAAACGAAAGATAGCAAAAACTGGAAGGTTTTAACCTTTGAGCTATTCCTCAAGAAAGCACGTGGCTTGGTGAGGGACGGAGTCGTTGTGGTTGACGAAATGCAGTTGTACCCTCCTGGCTTTATCGATCTCATCTCAATTCTAATACCTAAGGAGACCCATTTATACTTGATAGGAGATCCGTGTCAATCTGATTACGATTCGGAGAAAGATCGCGGCCGGTTCTTGAATTTCAAACCTGACATGGAGGAGATCTTGACGTCTCAGCATTACAATTATAACCTGTGCAGCCGAAGGTTTCGGAATAGCAACTTCCTTGGGCGACTACCATGCAGAATGCCAGAGGTCGCGAACTGCCCTAGAGAGGATTTCTATATGTGCAGCTCTTTTGAAGAGGTAGATGAAATAGGTGATGACTACAACAAAGTATTTTTGGTTTCTAGCTTCGTGGAAAAAAGAATCATCACCTCCAGGTACCCGAAAGGGGTTTGCTGTATGACTTTTGGTGAGAGCACAGGTAGAAATTTTTTGAGAGGGACCATCGTCGTCACTCACAGCGCTGCCTACACAAATGAGAAAAGGTGGTTGACAGCCTTGTCACGGTTCTCGGAGAACTTATGTTTTTTAAATCTATTGGAGGCCACATTCGAGCAGTTGCTATTCATATACGATGGTAGATTCCTGGCTAGTTTTCTGAGAGGTGACGCGACACATAAGCAATTAAAGAGCATCTTACCTGGGACTCCCTGTTTCACCAATAGCTTTTCTGAGAAAATTGGACGTGAGTTCGGAGAGCGTGAGTTCAAATTACTCGGAGATCCTTGGTTGAAAACATCTATATTCCTAGGGCAGAGTGAAGATCAGGAGATTGCGGAGTTTTCTGAGGTCTCTATGCAAGAACCTTGGTTCAAGACTCACTTACCGAGGTATGACGCTGAGCCAATTCGAGCTGCATGGTTGAACCGTATGCTTGCTAAGGAAAAAAGGGAGAGATGGTTTAAAGGGAATGTGACCAATCAGTTCCCTGATGATCACTCAAAGAATCGAGGAATTCAGCTTACAAATGCTGCTGAACGGTACGAGGCAATATACCCCAGGCACCGAAACTCTGACACCGCCACTTTCTTTATGAGCGTTAAAAAAAGACTAAGGTTCTCAAAACCAGCTGTGGAGTGCGCCAAGTTGAACGAAGCTGAACCATTCGGAGAGTCGATGCTAAAGCTATTTTTGAAACATGTGCCTTTGAAGAAAGAGCACAACAGGGGCATGATGGAGAAGGCTGTTCTGGACTTTGAGCGGAAGAAGTGTAGCAAGAGTGCGGCAACCATTGAGAACCATTCGAACAGATCATGCAGGGATTGGTTAATCGACGTGGGACTCATCTTCATGAAGAGTCAGCATTGCACTAAATTCGAGAAGCGCTTCTGCGAGGCTAAGGCAGGGCAATCCATCGTCTGCTTTCAGCATTCTGTTCTCTGTAGGTTCGCACCTTACATGCGCTACATTGAGTACAAACTGAATGAAGCCCTTCCAAAAAAATACTACGTGCACAGTGGCAGGGGCTTGGAGGAATTGAATGAATGGGTGTTGAAAGGAGGTTTCAATGGTGTTTGCACTGAGTCAGATTACGAAGCGTTCGACGCTTCTCAAGATCAATACATCATGGCCTTCGAGATTGAAGTGATGAAATACCTGGGGCTCCCTAGGGACCTAATTGCAGATTACAGGTTCATAAAGACACATCTGGGATCTAAGTTGGGGAACTTTGCCATCATGAGGTTCTCGGGCGAGGCGAGCACTTTTCTATTCAACACCATGGCGAATATGCTCTTCACCTTCATGCGGTATGACTTAAATGGAAGCGAGCACATATGCTTTGCTGGAGACGACATGTGCGCTTCTAGAAGACTTAGGGTCAGTTCTGAGTATGAAGCTTTCCTTAGCAAGCTGAAGTTGAAAGCCAAAGTAGATTTTACCGCTAAGCCAACCTTTTGCGGCTGGAACCTCACTCCGGATGGCATTTTTAAAAAACCACAATTAGTCTATGAGCGAATGTGCGTGGCTAAGGAAACAAATAACTTGGCGCAATGCATAGATAATTACGCCATTGAGGTCTCTTTCGCTTACAAGCTGGGGGAAAAGGCTGTGAATAGAATGAGTGAGGAAGAACTAAATAACTACTATCAGTGTGTGCGCTGCATAGTGCAAAATAAGCATTTGATGAAATCCAGCGTCGTGGATGTCTTTAGAAATAGCGTTATATAATTTGAGCTTAAGTTTTAGCTATTGGTTTGAAATATATGGATGTGCTTATTAAATTAGCTACTAGCTTTGGTTTCATTAGGGTTAATAACAATTGTTCTGGTGTGTACGTTTTTCATTGCGTTCCTGGAGCTGGCAAATCAACACTCATACGAAGTATCTTAAATTGTGACTCAAGGTTTCAAGCCTTCACTTTCGGTAAAGCTGACCTTCAAAATCTTGAAGGTAGGAGGATTAAAGGACCTAGTGAGGCCATACTGGAGGGAAAACTAAATATTGTGGACGAGTACACTGAAGGGAACTGGGAGCAGTTTAACCCTGTGGCAATCTTTGGAGATCCAATTCAGAGTGCTAACCTTGATCGTGTAAGGCCCTGTAGTTTTATCTGCAGAGAGACGAGACGCTTTGGCAAGTCTACGTGTAAGCTTCTGAAGGGTTTGGGCTTTGAGGTTAATTCCAACCTTGAGGACACCGTTTTGACTGGGGATATCTTCACTGTCGAACCTGAAGGTCTGATTATTGCATTTGAGCACGAGGTTAAGGAGTTACTCAGGGCGCACAATTGCGAATTTCATGAACCCTGCGCAATCCGTGGTTTGACAGCCGAGGTGGTCACGTTCATAACAGCTTCTGACTGCATCGCCCAAGATTTGAGCCATCTGTTTTACATTGCTCTGACGCGTCATACCAAGAAATTGATCGTTCTATCGAGGGATGCCACTTTCGGCTCCACCGGACAGGACTAGGGTCTACTTGTGCGCTGGAATTGCTATTTGTATCCTAGGGACAATTTTCTTCCTCACGCGTAGTAATCTACCACACGTTGGTGATAACATACACAGCTTACCGCACGGGGGTAGGTATCGGGACGGCACCAAAAGTGTAGATTACTGCAGCCCCCGAACCCGTTTGCCTTCATCGAATCTGTTAACCAGCGGCGTAAGCAATTTCTGGGTATTGGCACTAATCTGTGTGCTGATTGGCTTCATAAAGTTGAGTGCGAGGACTCCTAGCTGCCAATGTGGACATTGCCCAACGAGGGCTTGATCGCTATTTTGATTGTGACTCTGATTTGCCTCATCTTCAGCGCCCTCAATTACATTACCACCGATAAGGGTGCAAGCTGCACCGTTGTGATATCTGGAGAGTCCATAGTTATTAGGGGGTGCGAATTTACTGAGCAATTCATAGAGTACGCTAAAGGTCTTAGGGTGGCAAATCATAAATTGACGCCTTAGGTTTTAAGCTGGTTCTTGAATATCAAACTGGGAGGACGTAAAACGAAAAGTCGAAGTATGGCGGACCCTGTTAAAGTGAACGAGCCCGTAGCTAAGGACGAAAATGAGGCCTTGCCCAATGTGCCCAAGAAGGAAGTTGACAATGGGAAGAGTAAAGCTAGCTCCAGTGAGGTATTTGTGAACCCGACTGATGACGACATAGACAAGCGACTGGATGCCCTAAAGGCGTTTATGCTTAAGGATATGAAGTCCAAGCAATACACTAATGTTGGCATTGAAATCGGCAGGCCCAAGTTGCAGCCCATGGACATACTCAAACCGGACACGAGCAATATATTCACTAGGCCCTCCGTGGATCTGTTACTTGAAAAGGGCTGGCGAGCTGAATCAATTGCTGTGGCCACTGGAGAGCAACTCACCCAGATCGCTGCGAAACTGCAGGCTCTCGGTGTACCCCCTGAAGAGGTGGCAATCGTCATGTGGGATATTGTCATGTATTGCGCCTCAACAAGCTCCTCGCAGAGCATGGACCCTACCGGAGTGGTTGAATTCAATGGCGGAGCCATCACTCGGGATTCAGTTGTAGCCACCATAAGAGAGTACAGCACTTTGAGGAAAGTTTGCAGGGCTTACGCACCAGTGGTCTGGCAGTATATGTGCGTCACTGGTCAACCCCCAGCTAACTGGCAAGCTATGGGGTTCTCTAACAACACAAAATACGCTGCGTTCGACTTCTTTGATTACGTCAAAAACCCTGCTTGCATCAAGCCCCTTGAGGGATTGATTAGATTACCCACGAAAGAAGAGGAGATCGCGCATGCCACGCATAAGCAGATTGCATTGGATAGGAATGCTCGCAACAACCGTTTCGCGAACACCTCCACTGAAATTACTGGGGGCAAATTTGGCTGTGACTTTAAGAGGAAGTGGCGTGAGAGTTCTTGTGACTGATGGATCGTGTGAAGACCATGTGTGAAATTATAAGTATTATGTCAAGTGAGTGTAGGGATTCATATCATATTGATATTGCAAGGTTAATAATTAAATTAAGTGATAAGGATCGGCAACAAGGTAAATCATCTTTTGCCAAACGTCGTAGAGCGAAAGCTCTGGACCGTTGTCATAGATGCTACAGAGTTGTCCCTGGGTTCTATCACACTACTAGATGCAATGGCATAGATTGTACGGACACCTTTGGTACTAGGGAAAAGTACCGCAACCAAATTGTGTATGGTCAGCGTAAGGTCACCTGATGCGCATATGCACTGTTGCTTATAAAGCCTAATTAATATATTAGTAAGTAACAATAAAAAGAAATAAGTTTTATCTATTTTACCTT